TTTTTCACACAAATATTTATTAAATATCTAAAACAAAAAAATCAATTATTCCCTGAATACCTAAATTTCAAAAGTGGTATTTGTACAATCGTTCCTTACTTAGAAGGTTATACTTCATCTTTATATTTAGAAGATGATTGTGATTGTGATAAAAAGTAATTAGAACAAAAGTATCAGGGTAAAATAGGATGATAATATGAGCAAAGAAGCAAACATTAAAAATCAAAATAAGCTAAAAGTTTATTTAGAAAAAACAAAAAAGAATGACTTTAAATCAAATAGTAAAACAAATAACAACATTCGGAAACAATCACGAGCAAATTAAGTTCGTGTATTTCGGTGATGTCTGGGAACGTTTAAGTAATGGTGAAGTTACTTATCCTGCTATGTTCTTTTCTTTAATTGATGCACAGATATTAGCGAAGCAAATACAATACAATTTTTCTATCTATGTAATGGATAGGATGCTAATGGAAGAAACTAATGAAACAGAAGTATTGAGTGATATGACTTTAATCGGTCAGGATATGGTTGCTAAATTAAGAAGTCCTGAATATGATTGGACTGCAAGTGATAATATGACATTATCGTTTTATACTGAATCTGACCCTGACTATTTAGCAGGTGTTAAAATTGATTTCACATTAACATTATCTTCATTAAACGACACTTGTCAAATACCTACTAATGGAATCTAAAAAAATAAATCAACTAGCGACAGAAATGTCACCTGCTGCAAGTGACCTTACAATAATAGGTGACCCAATAACAGGTGTATCAAAAAAGATTACACTTGAACAAATTTCATATTTATTTGGTGGCACAGTTTCTTTTTATACTAATTATGCATCATTCCCTGCAACAGGCGAAGTTGATGTAATATACTGTGCGAAGGATACTAAAAAACTATATTTGTGGTCAGGTTCTGCCTATGTAGAAATGTTCCCTAGTCAGGCATTATTAGATACATATCAATTAAGAAGTGAGAAAGGAAATGCTAATGGCTATGCATCATTGGATAGTTTAGGCAAAGTTCCTATTTCGCAATTGCCTAGTTCTATTATGGAATATAAGGGAATGTGGAATGCAGCAACAAATACCCCAACATTAGCTAATGGCACAGGTGATACAGGTGATGTATATATATGTAATGTTGCAGGTACAGTTAACTTTGGTGCAGGTGCAATTACATTTGCAGTAGGTGATTATGTAGTTTATTCAGGTACTATTTGGCAGCGTTCAAGTGGTGCAACAGGTACGGTTACAAGTGTAGCAGTTACTGAAACAGGTGATGCATTAACAATAACAGGTTCACCAATTACTACAAGTGGAACAATCAATATAGGCTTTGCAGGAACAGGTTCACAATATATTAAAGGTGATGGTACTTTAGCTACTTTCCCTACAACAATTTCAGAAGCACAAAAATTAGTTACTGAAGTATATAATAGTACAGGTGCAACATTAACAAAAGGTACAGTAGTTTATATTAATGGTGGTCAGGGAAATTTACCAACGGTTACTAAGGCACTAGCTACAGGTGATTCAACTTCAGCACAAACTTATGGTGTAGTAAAATCTGACATAACTAATATGAATAATGGTTATGTTGTAGTAATGGGTGCATTAATTGACTTAGATACACAGGCTTATTCTGTTGGAACACAACTTTATTTAAGTAGCACAACTGCAGGTGCATGGACTACTACAAAGCAATACGCACCTAATCATTTGGTTTATGTAGGTATTGTAGTTAGGTCGCATCCTACACAGGGTGTTGTAGAAGTAAGAATTCAGAACGGATTTGAATTAGATGAACTTCATAATGTTTCTGCACAAACACCTTCAAATAATAACGGAATATTTTATAATACTTCAACTTCATTATGGGAGGCTAAATCTATTGCAACGGCATTAGGTTATACACCTGCAAATGATTCTTTAGTAGTACATTTATCAGGTAGTGAAACAATAACAGGTACTAAGACTTTTAATCCTCAACAAAAGTTTGATGGCACATTAGCAATAAAAGAAGGCACTAGCGGAACATTAACAGGATATACTGTTTTGGGTGCTAATACAAATCAGTTGTTAGTTGGTGTTGTAGGTGCAACACATACTTTAACTTTCCCATCTTCAACAGGATATGTTTATACATTGCCAAGTGCAACAGGAACTTTAGCTTTAACTAGTGATTTATCTTCTTATGTTCTAACAACTAGAACTATTTCTACTACTGCACCATTGCAAGGTGGTGGGGATTTAAGTGCAAATAGGACTTTATCTATAACACAAGCGACTACTTCAACAAATGGTTATTTAAGTAGTACGGATTGGAATACTTTTAATGGCAAACAAAATGCTTTAACTAATCCTGTAACAGGTACAGGTACAAGCGGACAAGTAACTTACTTTAATGGTACTTCATCAATTACAAGTTCAGCGAACTTAGCTTGGGATGGTACTAATTTATCAATAGGAAATCCAAGTTCACCTTTAGCACAATTACACGTTTACAATGCAAGTGCGGCTGCAACTATTTTATTACAAACTAATAGCACTACTGATTATTCGGAAATAGCAGTAAGGAACAATAGTTCAACGGCTACTTCTTATTTTAGACAATATTCAACGGCTACGACAGGAAGTGATTTTGGTATATCAAGGGCAGGATTAGCTTTGTTCTTTAGTAACTATGCTACTAACTTTGCAATAGGAACTAGAAATGGAGGTAATTTAATATTTGGTACGGCTGATACTGAAAGGGCAAGGATAAATACTTCAGGTAATTTTGGAATTGGAACAACTTCGCCAACTTCTCCTTTGCACGTTGGTACTGCAACAAGTGGTAATCAAAAGATACAACAATGGGGAGAACCAGGTTTTGTTGACAATTACGGTTTAATATTAAGGGGAAGTAGTTTAGATGGTATATTCAAGTTTTATGGTTTAAACAATGGTACGGAAACTAGTTCGCCTATTTTATCAATGAACAGAAGCAATGGTAACGTAGGTATAGGAACAAGTACTCCAAATACCTATTCAAATTATACAAACTTACAAGTAAATGGAACTAGTGCAGGAATGGTTCAAGTATCAGGTTCTTCATCTACGTTAGCATCTTTTTATGCAGGTTCAGGTATAGGTCAAATAGGCACTACATCTAATCATCCTTTTATGTTCTTTACTAATGATGTTGAAAGAGCCAGAATTACAAGTGGGGGGGTATTATGTGTTGGAACTACTTCAGGATTTGATAGTGGGAAGATTTGTTCGGATGGTGGGACTGATTATACTCCATTCGCTGCAAAAGTAGGCACAACTGCAAATGCAGGGCAAATGTATTTTAGAAATCCAAATGGTATTGTTGGTTCAATCACTTCTAGTGGTTCAGCAACTTCTTTTAACACTTCATCTGATTATCGTCTAAAACAGGACATAAAAGACTACAACGGATTGTCTTTAGTTTCTGCAATTAAAACTTATGATTATGAATGGAAATCGGATAATACAAGAGCTTATGGAGTTTTAGCTCACGAATTAGCAGAAGTAATTCCTTATGCAGTACACGGACAAAAAGACGGTAAAGAAATGCAAGGTGTTGACTATTCTAAAATAGTACCAATATTAGTAAAAGCAATACAAGAACAACAACAACAAATAGAAGAATTAAAACTAAAAATAAAATAAAATGAGTACAACTTACAATTGGGTAATAAACCAAATGGATACAAAGCCAACCGAAGATGGCTTAACTGATGTAGTGGTAACAGTACATTGGACTAGAGTAGCAACGGAAGGCGAAATCGTAGTATCTAGTTACGGCACAATGAATTGCACAACTCCGAGTGCTACAGACTTTACAGCATATCCTGACTTAACACAGGAGCAAGTAGAATCTTGGCTTGATGCAGGATTAGATGTACCTACTATTGATTTAGGATTAGACAAACAAATTGAGGATATTATCAATCCACCAATAATTGTTTTGCCTTTGCCTTGGCAGAATACAAATAATTAATTATATATTTGTAAAAAAAATAACATTATGACACTTAACGAACAACAACTACAGGAACTACAAAACATTATCAATGCAATCCCTACATTATACGGAGTGCAATTAATTCAATTTTTTCAAAAGGTAAGCCAAGATAACGCACCTAAAGAAGAAGTAAAAGAAGACTAATGACACCACATAGCGACCGAGCAGACATATCAACACTTACAAGCATTTTAGGTGCAGTTATTTCAATAACAAGTATTCAACCAATAGTTACATTAATGGCTAGTTTGGTCGCTATTGTTTCAGGTTTATTTGCAATTAGATATTATTACAAGGCTATTAAAAAGTTAAAGTAATGATGAAGTTTTTAAATACTATATACGGTTCATGGGTTAAAATATTCCTATCTGCCATACTTGCAATGGTAATAAGCAAAGGTGATATTTATTCAGTAACATTAAAGGATTGTATCAATGCAGGTATCATTTCAATATTACCTATAGTCATAAATTATATAAATCCACACGATACCAGATATGGGAAATAAAACTAAGTTATTTATTATTTATTTAATATGTTTATTTTTAATAATAATATCAGGATGCAATAGTATAAAGAAGGCAGAAAGAAAGGTTTTAAATGACAAAGAAAGTAGTGAAAGGGTATTCAGGGAATTAGAAAAAACAAGACCTTGTGCGAATGATACAACGGTTATAACTGTTTCAGATACAGTTTATAAAACAGATACTGCTATAGATTATAAAAGGGATACAATAAACAATGTTATAACATTGACTGAAAAGGGAAAAATAATTTATAAGACTAAGACAATAACTGAAACCAAAACTGCGTTTGTAGTAGATAATCGTAGATTGGATTTAATGGCTGATTCTGTGCGTTTCTACAAGGTTTCTTTGGCATATAGTATAGATACCACAAAAAAGTGGAGAGGTCGATTTTGGAACTTATTATTAGGTTTAATTGGATTTATAGTAATTATTGTATTTTTATATAAGCTATTAAAGACTTTAAAATGAAAGACCAAGTAACATTAGATAGGATAAAATTATTGCATCCTAAGTTAAAAGATGAAGTTTTAAATATATATGATGAAATAGTAGCTGCACTTAATGGTTCAGCTATTTGTCGTTTTGCATATACTTTAAGAACTTTTGCTGAACAGGATGCATTATATGCACAAGGTAGAACAAAGGTAGGTGCTAAGGTTACAAATGCTAAAGGTGGGCAGTCATATCATAATTATGGGTTAGCTATTGATATTGTTTTATTGGTAGACAAGGATAAAAATGGTAGCTTTGAAACTGCAAGTTGGTCAACCAATGAAGATTTTGATGGGGATAAGACTGCAGATTGGATGGAAATAGTTTCTATATTTAAAAGATATGGGTTTGAGGCAGGAATAGATTGGCATTTTAAAGATGCTCCACATTTCCAAAAGACCTTCGGATATTCTGTAAAAGAATTACAAGATTTATATAACTCTAAAAAAGTAGATAAAAATAATTATGTTCTTATATAATAGTGGAATTTACTTTATTGCATCTAAAATAGATGGTAAACTATATATTGGTCAAAGTAAAAAACTGAATAATAGAATTAATGACCATTTTAGAAGGCTTAGAAATAATAAACATCAAAATAGACATTTACAATATGCATATAATTTATATGGGAAAGATAATTTTTACTATGAAATAATTGAATATTGTGATGAAAATATGTTATCAAGTGCAGAATCTTTTTATATATCTTATTTAAAAACTTATAATGATTCAATTGGTTATAATTTAAAGGCAGAAATTGGAGAGCATAGCATTCATAGTGAAAATACAATAAAATATATGCGTTCAATAAAACCTTGTAAAATAGTATATGCTTTTAATATTAATGGACAATTAATAAAATATTGGGATAGCATTAAATTATGTGCAAGTGAATTGAAAGTAAATACTTGTGATGTAAGAAGAACAATATCACAAAAACAAAGACTTTGCAAAGGATATGTTTTAAATGATGCTCCGACTTTTAGACTTAGAGAAAATAAAAGAAAATTAAACTATAAAAATTTATGCTAAAAACCAAGCGAAGAAGGCTATACTTTGATATTGAAGTTTCAGCCAACGTGGGTTTATTTTGGCAGTCAGGATACAAACTGCAAATAGGTACAGAAAATATTATAAAAGAAAGAGCAATTATTTGTATTTGTTACAAGTGGGAAGATGACAAAGATGTCTATTATTTGCAATGGGATAGCAAACAATGTGATAAAAAACTATTACAGGAATTTGTTAGTGTAGCAAATCAGGCTGATGAATTAATAGGGCATAATGGTGATAAGTTTGACTTAGCATGGATTAGAACAAGATGCTTATTTCATAGAATAGAAATGTTCCCTACATATACTACAATAGATACATTAAAGGTTGCACGTTCTAAGTTTAAATTTAATTCTAATAGACTAGATTACATTGGTAAGTTCTTAGGCTTAGGTCAAAAGAATCATACCAACTTTGATTTATGGAAAGATATAATGCTAAAGAATTGTAAAAAGGCAATGAATACAATGATTGATTATTGTATCCAAGATGTAGTGTTATTAGAAAAAGTTCATAAAGAATTAAATAATCATATACCTGCTAAAACACACTATGGTGTTGTATTTGGACATGATAGGGGTACTTGTCCTGAATGTGGTAGTGATGATTTAATAAGAAATAATAAAGTAATTACTGCAACAGGATTAACTAGGATTCAATATAAATGTAATACCTGTCATAAGTATCATTCTAAAACTGACAAATAATGAGTAAAATCCTATATAGTATAATAGATGATTTAATAGCTAGAGAAGACAAAGGATTAAAGGAATACGGAACTACAATGGATAGGACTGATTTAACTGAACAGGATTGGCTTCAACACGCTTATGAAGAAGCATTAGATTTATCTATTTATCTAAAGAAAATTATAAAAACTAAACAAAATGCGTTATCCAAAAAACTTTAATAAAATGAGCATTGTAGAGCAGGAAGTTTGGTTAGTAAAAAAACTATCTGAATTATATAGTGAAGAAAATACTATAAAAAAAGCATTGGCAAAGGTTAGGGGTGGAACTAAGTATGAAGTAAAAGAAATTGAAAGACCTGATGAACTTGAATTAAAGTCATGAAAATAAAGATAATACATAAAAAGCTAGGCAGAGAACAAGCACATGGCATTGCCGAAAGTGATGGTATTATCTATATAGACCCTAGATTAAAGGGTAGAAAGAAACTTGAAATATATATACACGAAATATTTCATATATTAAATCCTGAAGATACAGAAGAACAGGTCATTGAAAAGAGTGTCACATTAACTAAAATGCTATGGAATCTAGGCTACAGACAGGTAGACAATAGCAAACATTTACCCCTACAGGATGGTAGCAAATAATATATAATTATATATCATTTACCATTTATCCCTATTATTTACCGTTCATCACATTTCTAAAAAATAAGTGCATATTGTTTTGATAGTATGTTCATAAGTTGTATATTTGCTATGTCATTAATTGATAAACAAACAAAAAACAAATTATGGAAAATTTATTAGAAACATTAGAATTTACTAAATTGTCATTGAACTACAAAGAATTTGATGCTTTGTATATGGCAACACTTACTCGTATTGAAAGAATTGAAAACCTAATTAAAAATTGGCAGCAATTTCCTAGCAATGATTCTGAATCATTTATTATTAAGTATTCAGAAGAAAAAGAATTATTGGAAAACTTAGGTAAAAAATTATTAAATTTTAATCAAAATAATATCTAACAATATGGAAAATATATTATACACTTATGAAAATTTATGCTTAACCTATGGCAAAGAAACTATTGACCATTTAGATAGTTTTATATATTGGCAAATAGAACACAATTGGAATATCAATGTAAATAATAATTTAGTTTCAGTTGAAGATTACTTTAAATTCTTTCATAAGAAGCCACAATTATTTGCAGGATATGACTATGAAGATGATGCTTTTACTTTCGGTCAATGGATGCAACATCAGGCAGAATTGAAATATGATGAAATGATTCAAATATAAAAACTATAAAAAACAAACTATGAAATTAGTAAAAATCCAAACAGAATTAAAAGCACCCAAAAACCAAACAAATGCATTTGGTAAATATAAATACAGGAGTGCAGAGGACATTGTAGAAGCAGCCAAACCTATACTTTTCAAGTATGATGCTGCCCTATTAATTAGTGATGAAATGGTTCAGGTAGGTGAAAGAATATATGTAAAAGCTACTGCAACATTGATACTAGATGAAAATAATATTGTATCTGTTCATGGTTGGGCAAGAGAAGAAGAAGTTAAAAAAGGTATGGATGCTGCACAGATAACAGGTAGTGCTAGTTCATATGCCAGAAAGTATGCTTTAAATGGATTATTCGCCATTGATGATACAAAGGATAGTGATGCAACCAATGACCATAAAGATGAAGTTGGTGAAGACAAAAGAATGGAATTGATAGTATTATTGGAAAACACAATTTGGGATAGCACTACAAAGGATTCTATTGCAAATAAGATTAGTCAATATACTACTAAGGAGCAATACAATAAAGCGTATAAATCTATTACTGAAAATCAAATAAAATAATTATGGAAAATATTTGGGGAATAAAAGTTAGTAGAATAGCTTTGCCTAAAGAAAAACTAAGTTTTAATGATTGGGTTAGAGCATTAAATGTATCAAGTAATTACCGTAGTAATACTACCAATAACGCACATTTTTTAAACAGTCAATATAATTTTTCTAAAATTAAAAACAAACAACATGACACAACAAACGCAGGTGCTTAATCACCTTAAAAAAGAACCGCTTACACCATTAGTGGCATTAAGAAAATATGGTACATTAAGATTAGCAGCATTAGTATTTAATCTTAGAGATGAAGGGTATAACATTAAAACCAATATGGTTAATGTTGGGAATAAGAAAACCCCTAAATTTGTTGCACAGTATTCACTTTTAAAAACAAAATCTAATGGAAAATAATGAAGTAAAAAAGAAATATGGTGCTTGGAAAAAGCAGACACCAAAGGGTGAAGTAATTGGCTTTACAATTGAAGGAAAAAAATATTCAATGTGGGTTAATAATTACAAAACGGAATCAAGACATCCTGACTACCAAATTTATGAAGACCATTATGTAATGCAAAAAGAATCAAAAGATTTACCATTTTAGTTATGTCAATACAAAAAGAAATATATGATGCATATAAGATGCAAAAGGATAGCTTTAATTTTCTGCATAAATTAATGACTAAAGAAGGAATCATATTAGATGATATTGCAGTTACAATTACAGATAGAACTATCAAGCCAATTAAAGTAGTACAGTTAGTTGAAGAAATATTTAATACTGACATCAAAGCTAAGAATAGAAAACAAAGTACTGTATTTGGTAGACAAGCTGCTGCATATCTATTAAGACTTTATACTAGGTTAAGTTTATCTGAAATTGCACCTTTCATTGGTGTTAGTCATCATACGACTACATTATATTCAATCAAGAATTGCCAGAATCTAATGGATACTGAAGATTGGTATAAAGAAAAAGTCATGCAGATTTGCACAGAATTAGATGAATATAATTTATATTTGCAATCTAATTAAATAGAAGATATGTCGCATATATCTTATTAAACTATATTGGGGGGATGATGAACTGCTAATGCGACTAGCAGGGAATCTGAACCCCATTTTTTATTTTATGTCAAAAGACCCTGCTTTTTTATTTTATCCCAATGACTATTTAGGTGGTACTATGGGAATGACCTTTGAAGAAAAAGGTGCGTATATTGAACTATTGATGCTTCAATTTAATCGAGGTCATATGACCACACATATGATAGGTCAAACAGTAGGTCAACTTTGGGTCAAGATACAGGACAAATTTATAGAAGATAGTAATGGTATGTGGTATAATGAACGTTTAGATATTGAAAAAGAACGTAGGAAAACATTCACAGAATCTAGGCGCAATAACGTTTTAGGTAAAAATCAACATACTAAAAACAAAGAAAAAGAAGTTGGTCATATGACCACACATATGATAGGTCATATGGAAAATGTAAATATAAATGTAAATAATAAAGATTTATTTATAAATAGTATAGAAGAATATAAAGAACTATTAGGTGAATCGTATAATGAATTTATTGAATATTGGTGTGAACCAAATAAAAATCATAAATTGCGTTATGAACTTGAAAAGTTTTTTGATGTTAAACGCAGAATAAATACATGGATTAAAAACAAACTACGTTATGGAAATACAAAAACATTTCAACCAGCTGCCACAAGTCAACAAAGAATGGAAAACCTTAAACAATGGATTAATAGTTGATAACGAAATAGCTGAAGCATTTAAGGGTAGCAAACTTAATTTGCTTTCAACTATAACTTTAAAAGAAAATTTAGCTTACATTTTCACTTTGATAGGATTAACAAAATACCCTGAAAAAGAAGAAATGATTGTCATTGAAGATTTCATTAGAACTAGCTACCCATTATATACTATTGAAGAATTTAGGATAGCTTTTAAAATGGCAGTACAGGGAAAACTAGATTGCAGTACAGAACACTACGAAAAGTTTAGTCCTAAGTTTATAGGTCAGGTTATGGCAGCCTACACAAAAAAGGCAATAGAAGTTAGAAAAATGATAAAACCGATTTTAAGCGAAATAGAGACACCCAAATTATCGGATGATGACATAGTATCATTTACCCAAAATGAGTGGCTAGAATCGCCTAAAAATGACTTTAACAAGGTTTTTAATGCTGATAAGGTATTCGCAATTTTGCTAAAGCAAGGGAAGTTAAAATTTGAACCTAGCGAAATGATGAATATAATTAAGCTAGTAAGAGAAGATAACCTATTGAAACTTAATAAGTTATATGGGCAGGATGCTAAAGAATTTAGTAAAAGATTAAAAGATGATGATTTTATTGATACACAATGTAAAAAACTAGCTTTAGTAAAATATTTTGAAAATATATCAAATCAAGTATAATTTTAGGGGAATTAGAAGATATGCGTATACTTCTGATTTTATAAACTATTATGCATCCTATATGGATGTAAAAACAAAAACCAACTTAATAACTGAAAAAAAAGAATTTTATGAGGAAGTGCAAAAAATGTGGATTGACAAAAAAGTTTAATGAATTTAAAATTGCAAAGAATAATTTAACAGGATATAGTTTAACTTTATGTGCGGACTGTCATAGGGAATCTGAAAAGCAAAGACATAAGAATAGAAAAAAAGACACAATAATAGCATTTTAATATTAGAAATATAATTCTAATTAACTAAAAACAAACAATAAAAAAACAATTATTTAACCAAATTGGAAATATAAATCCAATAATAAATATTTAAAAATTAGTATTTATACTTAACATTAATCAATATAATTAAATTAATATTACATTATTAAACCAAAAACACAAATTATGAAAAAATTACCTATTACAACATTAAAATACAAATTACAACAAGTGTATTTTAAATTTATAAAAAAGTTAAAATTTCAAGTATATATATCCCCACTTATTTGGGAATTATTGCCATCTATTGTATTGTCAAATGGAAAATATACATTTAGACTGCAAATAGGCATTTTTAGGTTTTTTATTGAAATATGCTATATTAAAAAAGAAACGAATTTTAAATAACCAAAACAAATAACCCATGAAAACAGCAATGCAAGAATTAATTGAATATTTAGAGAAAGTATATTATGTAAAAGAAATTATAGATTGGGAAGAATATAAAAAAGAATTACTTAAAAAAGAAAAAGAGCAGATAATAAATGCTTGGATAGCCACTGATAATGAATTGCAAAGAATGAAAGCAGAAGAATACTACAACCAAACCTATAAACCAGAAACAATATGAAACTATATACAGAAGAACAAGTAAGGCAGATATTCAAAGAAGCACAACATTTACAAGATTGTAACGAACCTTTATATCATATGTTTGAAGATTTATTGGTTGATAATAACATAACACCAATAGAACTACCAAGTGATGAGGAGATAAAATCATATTCTAATAGATATTCAACAATGCACGAAGATGTATCTGATAAATTAGGTAAGTATCTCGTATCTGCTATTCATATTGATGGTGCTAAATGGATGAAAGAACAAATACTTAACCAAAACAAATAAACTATGAAACAATGTACAGGATGTGGCAGATATGATAATGAGCCAATAGGATTAAATAAATATGGGAATCCATATTTAGCTTGTTGCCCTGATAATAATTATGTAGAAGTAAATACAGTTAAACTATATGATGAATTGCAAATAAGTCAATCACTCAGACATTATAATATTTCTGAATCTGAAATATCTAAAATAATTTCTTTTATGGAGCCAATAGAACTACCATTTGATGGAGAAGTGTATAATATGCTTACAGCTAATGAGGGTAATGCAGTAGAAGAACAAATACTTAACCAAAACAAATAACCTATGAACAAAGAATTAATAATTAGTCAAATAATGACTATAACCGTTATGGTAATTGGATGGTTATTAGGAATTATTGTAACGAACCCAATAGATATTTATTTTTTATACATAAGTCTAACCCTATTTTGTCTTGGTATTTTAAAAACAATATCATATATAGATAGATTAAAAAACAAATAACCTATGACACCAAAAGAAAAAGCTGACCAATTATTAACTAAATATATAAATCAATGGTTTGCATTTGGGGATTATTTAAGTCTTGCTAAAGCTAAACAATGTGCATTAATGGCAGTAGATGAATTAATTTATTTTGGCAATACTGAATTATTATCTGTAGTATTTGAAGGTGATTATTATTGTGATGTAGATTTTTTTGAAGCAGTTAGACAAGAAATAGAAAAATTATAATGGATATATCAGCAAACGATTTAACAAAGTGGGCAAAAAAGAATCTTGAATTTTTAGGCTACCGGCTTAATAGAGTAAATAATATTCCATTTGGTAAACGAAAGGGAACCATAGAAAAAGGTTGGGCAGACCTTCAAGGTTATACATCAGAAGGGATATATGTTGCAGTAGAAGTTAAAAAGATTGGTGATAAATTAAGTCTTGAACAAAAAGAAAGATTGCAAGATATTCATAATTGTAAAGGAATTGTCTATATTTGTACTGAAAAAGAAAATAAACCTGTACTAATAGAGTGGACAAAAATAAAATTATAGAACAATATTGGATTAATGAAGAAGTCAATCAGGCATTTGCAAAGATGCAGCCTGAAGAATTGCAATATGATTTGAAGATGGAAGTTTTTTTAGTTCTTTTAGAAATGGATGATGAAAAACTAATTGGGTTGTATGAAAGAAACGAAATTAAATTTTACATAGTAAGAACTATGTTGAATATGATTAAATCCGATAGAAGCCAATTTTGGAAGAAATACAGGAATCATACTGAATATAAAGAAAAAGAATTACCTGATGTAGAAAATACTTGTGTCATTGGTATAATGGAAGCAGGGATAGAAAAACTTCATTGGTATCAAAAAGAAATTTTAAAATTATATACTTTTGATTTTAATAAAAACGCTAAGGAATTAAGCAGACATACAGGAATTCCATATATGTCAATAATTAGAACATTGAAGCAAACAAAAACTGAACTAAAAAAACATATACGAAAATGATTCAAATAATTTTAACAAGTATCTGTGCATCATTATTTTTTAATACTATCCACAACCTACACCGTAAATGGGGAATCAATTTCAAACCTTTCAGTTGTGGAAGTTGCTTGGCTTCATGGATTGCAGTCGTATTATATTTTACACCTGAACTAATAGTTAATATAGCTAGTGTATTATTTATTTCAGGATTCCTGGCATCAATTATTGAAACTTTAATGTATAAATTATGGAACTAATAGATAGACAATTTTTAAAAGAACATTATAATAATTTTGAAACTGCTAAAAGTGGATTTCTAAGAAACTTAGATTTAAATATAATGAAAACCTATGAACATATTTATAGGAAATATATTGACCATAATTTCATTTTGACAATATGGTGTGGCAACTGCCGGATGGATATGGTTTTAAGATTGTATGCACATTATGAAAAAGTATTACATCAGGATGAAACAATGATGCAAACACCTGTTAATTTATTTGAACAATCGGAAGTAATTAATATACCAAAAAAGCGTGGTCGCAAACCGAAAACAAATGGCTAATTTTATACATCCAACTGCCATCATTGGTGATAATGTTGAACTAGGTGATAACAATTATATTGGTGCTTATTGCATTATAGGTGATAAAGCAGAACATAAAAAACATTGGGATAAGCCAACCGGCAAAGTATACATAGGTGATAACAATATAATAACAGGATTAGTTACAATAGATGCAGGTACTGAAGTAACTACCTTTATAGGTGATAATTGTTTTATAATGAAACATTCACATATAGGTCATGATTGTACTATACATTCAGGAGTTACCATAAGTTGTGGTGCAAAAATTGGTGGTCATTCAATTATTGGCAAAGCATCAAACATAGGACTTAATGCAGTTCTTCATCAATTCAGCCATATAAAAGAAGGTTGCATGATTGGAGCAAGTGCATTTTTCAAAGGTGAATCTGAACCATTTACAAAATATGCAGGTGTACCGGCTAGAAAACTAGGAATAAATAATCCAAAATGAATGCAGTAATATTTTTAAACTATCAAAATGATAGTGTTAAGACATTAGGTCAAAACCTTATTAATGCCGGAATAGATATTGAACAATTAATAATTGTAAAAGAAAAAGGTATATCTAATGCTATTAATGTAGGCTTAAATAAAATAGACTTTAGTAATATTCAATATGTTACAATACTAGCAAATGATATTTTCGAACCTGATAATTGGTTAGCAATAAGAAATGAATTTTTAAAAGATGAAAGCATTGGTATATGTTCAATTCCTTTAGATGGGTTTTCAGGTGATTCATTAGATTTGATTGGTAATTTTACAATAACAAAAGAAGCAATTAAAAGAGTTGGTGCATTTAATCAAGAGTTAGACCCATATGGTGCAATAGATTTAGATTACTGCACAAGAGTAAGGGCAGCAGGATTACATACTAAATTTGTACCATCTACAAAAGCTATACATTTAGAACAAAATGGTAGTGATAAATACGGATACAATAAAATGGACTTAGTTAAAAAAACATGGGATTTGCATAATCAAAACGTATCAGCTTATACGGATAACACTAAAGCATATTATATACCATTATGAGAATACTAGCAATTACAAGTAAATTTAGTGGGGTTGGATATCATAGAATAATGATGCCATTGGTTAATATGAAAAAAGATTATTGCTTAATAACAGATACAATCAATGAATTAGTATTTGACAATAATTATGATATTGTAATTTTCAATCGTTTCTTAGCTTCAACAGATGCAAAGTTATTGGTTAAAATGAAGTTGAAATATAACTTTAAATTGGTAGTAGATAATGATGACTATTGGCATTTACCCCCATCCCATGTTTTATATCAAAGGTATCAGGATAGCAATATATCAGAAATCATAACTGAATATATGAAGGTGGCAGACCTTTGCACCTGCACCCATGAAAGACTAGCTGAAGAAATATATAAGTTTAATCCAAATGTAGAAATATTACCTAATGCACTACCATATGGCAGGGAGCAATTTCAAGATAATAAAATAGAATCTGATATGGTTAGATTGTTTTGGTCAGGTTCAGGTACACATTCTGCTGATATGGATATATTACGCAATCCCATAAAGAAGATTAATTTCCCTGTTAAAACAATTATAGCAGGTTATAATCTAGCAGAAAAACATATATGGGATAGAATGATAGCAGTATTTACAAATGGCTTAAAATTAAATCCTACTATTTACGATTATTCAGAAGTAACAAAATACATGGGTGCTTATGCTGATTCAGATATTAGCGTTATCCCATTGGTAGATAATAAGTTCAATTCAATGAAATCTAATTTAAAGGTATTAGAAACTGCATCTAAAAGAAATCCTGCCATTGTTAGCAATGTGCATCCCTACAAGGATATGCCATTATGTTATGTAAATAATCAGAAAGATTGGTATTATTGGATTAAACTATTAACCCATGATGATGCAGCTAGGATTGAATATGGGCAAAAGCTATTTGAATACTGCAATGAACATTACAACTTAGACACTATAAATAATAAAAGATTTGCTATTTATAATAAATTGATAGGCAAATGATGACTTTTACAGAACTAGATTCAAAGGGCAGATTAAGGTCTAAAGTTAAATTTTTATGTGAAAAATGTAATTGTGAAACAATATACAGATTAGATGAAGTAAAGAGAAGGGGTAAATTATGTAAAAAATGTAAATTAATAGAAAATAGCATTAACGAATTTTCATATAAGAATTTAGAATTAATTTGTGCTAATGTATTAAAATCTAGGATGAATAAAAGATACATTAAAAGAGGTCTTAATTGTACTTTGACAGGCAATGAAATATTAGAATTAGTTAAATCTAAATGCCATTATTGTGGTGATGAATCTAGTAATATGTTTTTATATAAGCAACCTAATTTTCAATATAAGTTTTATTATAATGGTATTGATAGAATAGATAGTTCAAAAGGATATATAAAAGGCAATGTTTTAAGTTGCTGCAAAACTTGTAATATTTCAAAAATGGATATGGATTATAATAAATTCATTGAGCATATTAATAAAATATATATAAACTTAATAGAAAATGCCAATATATAAATGCGAATCTAACGGAAAATATAGAATAGGTACAGGTTCATGCGTTTATGATACACATGAAAAAGCTGCAGAAGTATGGGCAGCTATTTTAGCAAGTGGTAAAATGGCAGCTAAGAAAGTTAGCTATGACTATGATGGGGTATTAAGTACAGATGCAGGAAAAGAAAAAGCTAAAAGGGATATTGCATCAGGTAATTTAGTTTATATTATTTCAGCTAGAGGTGACAAAGAAACAATGCTAGGTACTGCAAAATACTTAGGCATACCTGCAGATAGAGTTTATGCAACAGGTTCAAATAAAGCAAAGGTTGAAAAAATAGCTTCATTAGGAATAGAAATACATACTGATAATAACCCTGATGTGATTGCACAGGTTAATGCTCTGCCAAAAGCTAGAGGTGTTAAATTTGAATTTGAAGAAACATATAATGACTATCCTGAATCTGCATCTAATAATGCAAAGAAGGCTTTAAAGTGGGCAGAAGAAAACGGATGGGGTGAATGTGGAACTGCAGTTGGAAAAGCTAGGGCAAACCAATTAGCTAATAAAGAAAACATTTCAAGGGATACTATTGCTAGGATGGCATCATTTAAAAGACATCAACAGAATAAAGATGTACCTTATTCAGAAGGTTGTGGCGGTTTAATGTGGGATGCATGGGGTGGCACTTCTGGTATTGAATGGGCAATTAATAAACTAAAGCAAATAGATAAGTAATGGAATGGTTTGTTCAATTTGGTAACTTTAGAATATCATTAGGTCTATTAACTAATACAATACACTTAGGTATTTCATTAGGATATTCAGTAGATGAAAATAATGAACTGCATAAGAGTTTAAATATAGGATTTATCTTTGTATCATTGAACTTTATAATGTTTAATGAAGAAACATACTAAGATATATTTAGATTACTTTGGATATGGGATAGAAGATTTTATACCTTGTGAATCTTGTGGAGCAAAGGCAGTAGACATTCACCATATAGAAGCTAGGGGAATGGGGGGGAACAAAAAGGCAGATACAATAGAAAACCTGATGGCACTATGCAGATATTGTCATACAGTTATGGGGGATACTAAGACACATATGGAATATTTAAAAAATAAGCATAAAGAAAAATTAGATGGCAAAGGGTAAAAACGATTCAACCAAAGTTTCATTTGGCAAACGCAAAAGAGGACAGGCAAAGAAATCCTATAATAAACATTCACCAAAGCCTAAAGTTTATAGAGGACAGGGCAGATAAAAACTACAACTATGATAATACTACCTGCACAAATAGAAGGCTTAACTGCTAGAAAGGATAAAACAATCAAAGTAACATTTGGTACACAGGAACTAACACCTGTTGATGCAGCACAAGTTTTCCAACTGAATCAGAAATTCTGCTATATAGCTATCAAAGAAGAATCCTTTCAACAGGATGAACTAGATAACCTAGATAGTATTAAGACTGACCTAGAATCAAATAAAACCCCATCACAAAGATTAAGGGGTATTTTATATATTAACTTTCAACAGGATAGCGAAGGCTACAAAGATTTCATGACTTATTACATTAGTAAGATGGATAAACTTTGTGAGCATTTTAAATCTAAATTAGATAAATAACAACCATTATACAACGATATGGGTAACCCAAAAGCAATAGAAGGGCAAGGATTTCACACTAACCCTGAAAGAATAAATAAAGAAGGCAGACCTAGAAAATATGTCAGCCTACTAAAAGAACAAGGCTATAAACTATCTGAAATTAATGATAGTATACAGGCTTTAATGTCTATGGATGAAGAAGAATTAAAATCAGTTAGCACAAATGACAAAGCTACTGTATTAGAAAAAACTATTGCTAAGGCTATTTTAAAGTCAATGAGTAATGGTAGCTTATATTCATTAGATACTTTGTTGACTAGGGTATACGGCAAACCTAAAGAGCAAATGGATATTAAATCAGATAACAAAATAGAAGTTATCTTTGTAGATGGTAAAACCATTTTATAATGCAAATATTCCTACCCAATCCACACGCTAACCAACAGAAGATACTAGAATGTGATAAACGTTTTAGAGTGGTGATGTGTGGTCGTAGATTTGGTAAGTCAGAACTATCACAGATACTTTCAGTCACATATGCCGTTAAAGGTCTATCTGTGGCTTATATAACCCCTACTTATGGATTGGCTAAGGTTTTCTTCAGTAAGCTAACCGAATCCCTAGAACTGCCTAAAAACAAGTCTGACCTAAAAATAGACTTTCCCAATGGTGGGCAGGTAGAATTTTTTACAGGTGAAAGATTGGATAACCTAAGAGGTAGAAAGTTCCATTTGGTTATTATAGATGAAGCATCATTTATCCCTGACCTAGAATCAGGATGGCAAAATAGTATTAGACCTACTTTAACCGATTACAAAGGCAAGGCAATATTCCTTTCAACACCTAGAGGGAAAAATTATTTCTATAGTTTATTTATGAAGGCAGGGGAAAATGATTGGGCATCATTCAAGTTTACTAGCTATGACAATCCTTTCATTGACCCAATGGAAATAGATGAAGCTAGGATGCAATTACCCAATGTGGTATTTGAGCAGGAGTACATGGCTAACCCATCAGAGAATAGTGCTAACCCATTTGGTAATAAGTTCATACAGGATTGTGTAAAGCCAATTAGCAATCAACCAATAGTAGCATTTGGGATTGACCTTGCTAAGTCAGTAGACCACACCGTAATTATAGGTCTTGATAATGGTGGCAATGTGGCTTATTTTGACAGGTATCAAATGGATTGGCATAATACTAAGGAGAATATTAAAAGGTTACCCAGATGCCCTATATTAGTAGATAGTACAGGTGTAGGTGACCCTATCCTAGAAGACCTGCAAAGAGAAGGGATAGCCATTGAAGGATTGAAATTTACAAGTTCAAGCAAGCAACAATTAATGGAGGGGTTAGCTACTGCCATTCAACAGGGCAGGATAGGATTCCCTGAAGGAGCAATCACAAATGAATTGCAAGTCTTTGAATATCAGTTTACTGCAAATGGTGTTAAGTATTCTGCACCATCAGGATTCCATGATGACTGCGTTATGGCATTGGCTTTGGCTTGGAATAACTTCAGCATAAAAAGGGGTAATGGCAGGTATTCTTTTGTATAATTACCGTTCATCCTTGATATTTACCGTTCATCACAAAGTTTAAAAATAGTTGGCAAAATGTTTGGATTGTGTATATAAGTTATACTATATTTGATTTATCAAACAAACCAAAAACACAAACGTTATGAAAAATCCACAATTAACAGAATTAGAATTTTTAGTTCTTAAGTCTTTAAGTCAACAAGATACATTTGATGAATTACCAACTTCTTCTGTTGAAAATTTAATTGATGAAACAGGTATTGAAGCAAAACAAATTAGAGGTGTTTTAACTTCTTTATATAATAAGGGTTTAGTTCAATCAATTGTTTTTCCAAATAATAAACTTGGTTTTCAATTTATGACTAATTTATATCAATTTTAATAATCTAACCCAAAAAGTCAGGGGTGCGACTGACCAACGCACATTTATTATGGCAAACAAAACTAACAATATGAAAAATCAAAAATCTAGCGAATACCTATACAAGTACTTAACAAATCAAAGAGGATTTGAAATAGCTAGAAGGTCACTACTTAGACAAATGGAATGGTTTGAACCTACTGATTTAGAAAATTCAATTGCTAATACTTATGGTATGTTGATGGTTGCAAATGGGGGGAATAAAGATGAATCAATTAAATTTATTTCTAAGATTTATCAACCTGAAAATCTAACTAAGCTATTTAAAATGATTGAGAACAATGAAGAATTAAATTCAGAATTAGTAAACGAAATATTAAATTAACATTATGAAACAGAAACAATACAACGCAGAAGCAATACTAATAGTTATATTTGCTATCTTAGCTACTGCATATATCCAAAATAATTAAATATATTATCCCTGCCATAAACAATCAATTAAATTAATAAACAGGGGTGTTCGTTAGTTCCTTGATGGAAATGGTGGGGATATTTTTAAAACTATTATTATGACAAACTACGAATTAAAACAAGGTATATTGGATAGATTAGAAATAGAAGGATTGGTTGAAAAGATTGAGAAACTTGAACACCAATTAGCTATTAAGGAATTGGAAATCAAAAAGTTAACTAGAGAATTAATATCATTTCAGCAAGACTTTTATAAAGAATAATCAATGAAGTATATAAAGTTCTTTCTTATTAGCATACCATTGGCTTGTTTATTATATGGAATTGTATTATCTTTATGTAAAATCAAGGAACTATGTGGGAAAAAATAAATGTCTGGCAATATCAGCAGATATACAATCTTTACAATTCAAAGGATAAATATACTACTGATTTAGAAGTAGATGCTAAATTGGTTTCAATAGTTAATAACATAACTGAAGCACAGGTAGATAGCCTATCATTAAATGATTTTAATAAGCTAAAGAAAAGCATTGCATTTTTGAATGAACCAATTCAAGGTAATCCTGTTAAGTATATAAAGATAAATAAAAACATAAGGTATAAAATTAACTATGATGTTAGCAAGATGCCATTCGCTAGGTATATTGAAAGTAAAGTATTCAGCGAAGATTTATATGGCAACCTGCATAAGTTGGCAGCTACTATGGTACTACCACAAAAAAGAAAGTTTGGTATTTGGTTTAATCAAAAGTATGATGCTAGTAAACATCAGCAATATTCTGATGATATGCTAACCGCTAGATTTATAGATGTTTACCATTCGCTTGTTTTTTTTTATCAAGTATACAGAAATTGGATAGAAGTTTCACAGGGTTATATGGAGAAGAAAATGATGGAGGCAGGGATGACACAGGAACAAGCGAAAGAGGCGGTTCAAAGTTTATGCAGTATTTTGGATGGCAATATTCAACCAAACTTATTGCCGAGTACGAAAATTGCACAGTTACAGAAGCATATGAACTTAGCACAATAGAGTGCTTAAATATATTATCATACTTAAAAGCTAAGAATGATTTTGATAGGGAACAAATAAAAAAGATTAGATAGTTTTGCATATAGGTTTTTTGGTTTGCTGACCCCTACCCCTAAAAAGGTGGGGGTTAGTTATTTTTGTATCTTTGCCCTATTTATTAGTATGAGCATTAGTAAAGCACAGGCAAAAGCAATAGCAGATGGATTTTTAAATACATTAGGTGAGCAACCTATGAAAGAAGGGGAAATGCCTGTTATTGAAAAGTTATTAAAAGATTTTGGGGGTGATTTTATAACTACTGCACAAAAGAATCTGGTTAAAAATAAATCAATTGCTTCAGGTGCTATTGATGATATTAGAATGAATTTTACAAAGTTTGCTACTTCATATACAATTTCATTAGGCTATCCTAAAAGTGAACCTGCTTCTAAATATTGGGACTTTATAAATAAAGGGGTAAAAGGTACTAAGAATGTAAAGGCTGATGCAAAGACACCTTATAAATTCAATCCATCTAAAAAAGCAATACCAATAGCTTCAGCACAAAAATGGCTAGGCTATAATAAGCTAAAAGTAACCGCAATAAAGAAATATAAAAAACTAGGTGTAGAACAAAAGGCAATAGATGGTAAAAAGTCATTAGCCTATATGTTAGCTAGGTCAATACATAGAAAGGGTATTAAGTCAACACACTATTTTGACAATGCCCAAAAAGAAGTATTTGGTAAAAACTTTTATGAAGTAATGGAGGCAGCATTAGGTGGTGATATTCAAATTAAAATTAGACAAATAAGTAAAGAGTTAAAAGATGGCAATAACAATACAAAGTAGTCCTGCACCATATTCAAGTATGCATGATGACTTATGGTACGTTTCTAGTTCAACAAATGTAGGTCAAACTGCATTTAAGTTCGTTTATGATGTTTATGTTAATGGTAGTCAAGTAAGCAGAACAAAGGTGTATCCATCACCATCAGCAGAAGGCAGTTATGGTGTGTTCAATGCTTCACCAATGGTTAGGTCTTATGTAACTAATTACTTTGAACCATCAGGCAGTTCAATATTAGTAGCATCAAATGATAAAATAAAGGTAGATAGCACAATCAAAATAGGTGAAGAATATGTAAGTGGTGGGAACTTAATAACAAACTTGAATTTAGTTTCAGGTGCTTTGAGTGCTTATAATTACTACCCACCATTATTTGCAGATATATTGTTTGTAAATAATAATACCCCTTTGGTATTGTCTGATTATTATGATAATCTATTATTGGAAAACTTTACAGATGACTGGATTACAGAAAGGGATAACCTTAATATCACTATTGAATATGGTGATAATTTTTATGCCACCTATTTTAAAGTAACTTCAGGTACTTATTCGGCATGGGTAGATGTTATTAATGAATCAGGTTCAGTAATAGATACGGCAAGTGGTGGCATCACATTTAGTGGTGAAATGAACCTATTTAATTGTCAGGCAGGGCATATAAATACTTTTGCAGGTAGAACATTAATCACAGAGAATACATATGGATATAATGTTTATTTAAAACGTGGAGTGGCGGTATCTAGGAAATTACAATTCATTCAAAAATGCTATCCTAAATACAAACAATATAATTTACATTTCCTTAATAGGCTAGGAGGTTGGGATACTATGAAATTTGCATTAGTTAACAAAAGGTCAACAGAAGTACAAAGGGCATCATACAGAAGAAACGATTGGCAGTTATCAGGCAATACAATGACTAATATTGATTCATATAACAAGTACAATGAAACTACTTTGAACTATGCTATTCAGCATAAGGATAAATTCCATTTAGTTTCTGATTGGGTTAATGAACAAGACTACGAATGGTTAGCACAATTATTTGCAAGTACTATTACATACATGGAGGTGCAAGGTGCATATTTCCCTGTAACAATTAGTAGCACAAACTATGAATATAAATTAGAAACTTCTGATAAACTATTCAATTTTGAAATAGATATTGAAGTTGGTAAATATTTAACAAGCCAATTTAGATAATGATTAGTACTGAAATATATATTGAAGATTATAAGTTAGACTTATTGCAAGACATAAGTACAGAATTTACTTATGCCATTGATGATATTAATGATTTTGGTTCAAAGAATACATCATTTAGTAAAACCATATCACTATCAGGTACTGCTAGAAATAACCAAATATTTGGATTCATTTTTGATTTGGGTAATGCAAACTTTACTGATGATACATTGCCAAATGTTAATTATAATTTTAATGCATCAAAAGCAGCACAATGTAAAATCTTTATTGACAAAGTACAGATATTTAAAGGTACATTAAGGATATTAGAAATAGTAAGTCAAGGCAAAACTATAGAATATCAATGTTCTGTATTTGGTGAACTAGGTGGATTTATGAGTTCATTAGGCAATGCCAGATTAGAAGACTTAGATTTTAGTGCATACAATCATACGTATAATGTTGGTAGCATAACAGGAAGTTGGGATGCATCTGCAGGTTCAGGGTATTACTATCCATTGATTGATTATGGTAATGTGAGTACTAATAAAATAGATTTTCAGTTTAGTGCATTTAGACCTTCATTCTATGTTAAAGAATATATAGATAAAATATTTAATGCTACTGATTATACGTATGAATCTGACTTTTTTAATACGGATTTCTTTAAAAGGTTAATTATACCACATAATCAAAAGACATTAACTAGTTCAAGCAATACACAGTTATCTGCATTGAATGTAAGTAAAGATTATATTGACTATGGTACTGATTTTCCAATAGAATATGCCACAACTTTGCTAGGTAACTTTACATTAACAAGTAGTTATTTATTTACATATACAGGTGCAATATCAAAAGTAATTAATATTAATTTATCATTATTAGGTACATATACATTAGGATATGCAGGTTCAATACATATAAGAAAAAATGGTGGTATCATTGGGACTTATTATGTAGGTGCAGGATTTGTAGGTAATGACTTTGAGGCTAATATTAATTTAACAGGAATATCAATTGCAACAGGTAATACCATTTCAGTAACTTTTGATATTGCTCATATTGGTGATAGTGATTATGAATTTACTGCTTCATTAGGCACTTTAGATTTTACTACAACTAGCAGCGAAATAGTTCCAATTGGTTATGGTGAAACTATTATAGCAAATAGCACAATACCTAAAGGGGTATTTCAAAGAGACTTTTTATTAAGCCTTGCTAAGATGTTTAATTTATATATATATGATGATACTTATGATGATAAAAAAATTCACATAAAGCCTTATATTGATTTCTATTCTGCATCAAGTGCTAATGCATTAGATTGGAGCAATAAGATAGACAGGTCTAAGCCATTAAGCATAAAGCCAATGAGTGAGCTTAATGCCAGATATTACCATTATAAATTTAAAGAGGACAATGACTTCTACAATGAAAACTACAAAAAGAAATATAACGAAAGTTATGGTGACAGGGTATATGATACTTCATATGATTTTAGTAAAAATACGGAAAGTGTTGAAGTAATATTTGCACCATCAGTTTTATTTCAGGCAACAGGTACGGATAAAAAATATCCTGCAATATATAAATTGTCAAATAATAATACTACAGAAGATGCTATGGATAGTGTTATTAGAATAATGCAAAAGAAAAAGATTACAGGTGTTACATCTTGGACAATTAAAAACGGTGCCACTACTTTAACTACATTAACATCATACGGATATGCAGGGCATTTAGATGACCCTAATAATCCTACTAATGATATTAACTTTGGTTCACCTAAAGAAGTTCAAATAGTAGTTTCTAATTATCCTACTACTAATTTATTCAATGCATATCATTCTGAATACATAGCAGAAATAACGGATAAAAATAGTAAGCTATTAACTTGTTCAGCTTTATTAAATACAATAGATATATTTAATTTAGACTTCAGTAAATACATTTGGATAGATGGAATACTATTTAGATTAAATAAAGTAGAAGGTTATAACCCAATGGAATATAATACAACGAAAATAAGTTTATTAAAAGTAATTGAAACAACATACTAATGGCAGAGAATTTAAATTTAAATGTAAACGTAAATACATCAGGTGCTGATGCTTCAGTAGGTTCACTTAAAAAGCAACTTAGAGAAGCACAACAAGATGTGATGGCTTTAGCTGATAAATTTGGTGCTACTTCAAAACAAGCAATTGAAGCAGCAAAAAAAGCAGCAGACCTTAGAGATAGGATTGGTGATGCAAAAGCATTAACAGATGCATTTAATCCTGATGCAAAGTTTAAAGCATTGACTTCTTCACTATCTGGTGTTGCAGGTGGATTTGGTGCAGTACAAGGTGCTATGGCTTTATTTGGTGCTGAATCTGAAAATGTTCAAAAAACATTATTAAAGGTTCAATCTGCTATGGCTATTTCACAAGGACTTCAATCAGTTGGAGAAAGTATTGATTCATTTAAACAATTAGGTGCAGTTATACAAAATACTACAATATTTCAAAAAGCAAATAATGCAGTTACCGTAATAGCAGCTACAGTGCAAAAAGCATTTACAGGTGCAGTTGCTCAAACAAGTATTGGATTTCAAGCATTAAAAGGTGCAATTGCTGCTACAGGTATTGGATTATTAGTAGTAGGATTGGGCAGCTTGATTTCAAAAATATCTGAATGGACAGGAAGTACAAAAAATGCTGATGAAGCTAATGAAAAACTTAATGAAACATTGAAATTTCAAAACGAATTATTGCAAGATAATTTAAAAGAAATTGATTATGTTACAAAACGTTCAGTAGCAAATGCAAAAATAGCTGGGAAAACCGAGGAAGAAATAAATAAAATTAAAAAAGAGGGTGCAGATAAAAGAAATAAAGAACTTTTTAATGCATTTAAAAGGGCAGAAAAATTAGCTGATGACTTCCATGCAAGCGAAGTAATTGATTTAAAAAAATCACAGGAATTAAATGATGCAGCAACAAAGGCACATAAAGCATGGCTTGATGATAGTGCAGAAATGGATTTAAAAGATTTAGAAGATAAAGCAGATAGAACAGTAAAAGCAAGAGAAAAACAAAATGAAGCTACAAAAAAAGCAGCTGAAAAAGCTAAAGCATTAAGGGAGCAACAAATAGCTGATGAATTAGCTGCACAAAAAGCATTGGAAGATGCATTATTGCAAAGTGAAATAGATGCATTTGAAAAAAGACAAGAGTATAGAAAGAATTTTGCTTTAAATGCAGTTGGAATTGATGGATTAACAAATGAAGAAAGAGAAAAGAAAATTGAAGATGATGCAAAAAGAAAGGAATTTTTTGATAAAAAAGCACAAGACCTTGCAGAGCAAATGGAATCTGATGGCTTAGGTAAAATATTAGCTATTAAGGCAAAAGGAATAGTTGCAGAACAAAAACAAGATGAAGATAATTTAGCAGCAAAGAAAAGAATAAATGATTTAGAAGTTCAAGCAAAACAAGCACAAATTGAAACATTAAAAGGTTTCATTGGAAATTTAGGAGCTGCTTTTGAACAAGGAACAGTTGCAAGTAAAACTGCTGCCATTGCTGAAATTGGAATTAATACTGCATTAGGATATATTCAAGGATTAGATATTGCTCAAAAAGGTGCAAAAGGAACAGGACCACTAGCACCATTTACAATGCCTATATTTTATGCTTCGCAAATTTTAGCAGTTATAGGAGCAGTAGGAAAAGCGAAACAAGCATTGAGTGGAGTAAAAGGTGGCGGTGGAGTAGGTGGCACAGTTAGTCCACCATCATTAAATACTGCTTCGCCAATGAGCCCACAGATTCCATCTGCACAAACCACTAATATTAGTCAACAGTCAATTAATCAATTAGGCAATCAAGCAGTAAAGGCTTATGTAGTAGAAAGTGATGTTACTAGCAATCAACAAAGAATAGAAGCCATTAGACAAAGAGCAAGATTTAGTTAATATTTTAAATTAATATATTTATAGTTATGGAATTACCTTTATATATGTTGGAAATATCTGATGATTTGAATGATGATGCAGAGGTGCAATTCGTATCATTAGTAGATAGACCTGCCATTCAAAAGAATTGGAATGCGTTTAAAAATGAACAAAAATTTCAAATTGTTAGCGAAGATAAGCATATTATTAGCGGTTGTGCTATGTTGGCTGACACTCCTATTTTCAGGAGTGATGTTAACTTTGGTGATTATTATGTTGCTTTTTCTAAAGAAACAATTGTTAAGATTGTACAAAAATACTTTAAGAAAGGGTATCAAAATAATGTGAACTTGATGCATGACCATAACCAGATTGAAACAGGGGTAACAATGTTTGAAAGTTTTATTAGTGATAAAACAAGGGGTATTCATCCAATGAAAGGATTTGAGGATGCACCTGATGGCAGTTGGTTTGTTTCTATGTTAGTAGAAAATGATTCAGTTTGGGAACAAGTAAAGGCAGGACAGGTTAATGGATTTTCAATAGAAGGCATATTTAACTATGCACCAAAAGTAAGTCAGGATGAAATTAAGATGAGTAGAATATATGATATTCTAAGTTCAATAAAATCCTAAGTGATAAATATAATTAATTATTAACATTTAAAGAAAAATAAAAATGAATCCAAAAGAAGCATTAAAACAAATTAGAGCATTGTTTGAGGATATGCCACAAGTCGTAGAGCCTGTTGCACCAATTGAACCTGTTGTTCCTGCAGAACCTGCAGTTACTAAGGTAGAAATGGCTGAATATTCTTTAGTAGATGGTACTAAAGTTATGATTTCAGAATTGAAAATCGGTGGTATGGTAACAATGGCTGATGGTACACCTGCACCTGCAGGAGAACATCAATTAATGGATGGTACAATTATCCAAGTTGATGAGTTAGGAACAATCGTAGAAATAGCTTCACCAAAAGAAGATGTAATTGTAGAAGAACCTGTTGCACCTGCTGCACCTGTTGCTCCTGCACAAGATACAACTGCTATGGCTGAAGAATTAAAGGCTGAATTTGCAGAGCAAAAGAGCCAATTAGAATTAAAAATCGCTGAATTAGAGAGCAAAGTAAAACAAGGTTTTGCACAAGTAGCTGAATTAGTAGAAGCACTTTCAAACACCCCAACTGCAGAGCCTACTCAAAAAGCAGCAAACGCATTTCAATCTTATGTAACTACTAATGACAGTAAGTACGAAAGATTGGAAAAATATAGAACCGCAATTTTAAACAAATAAATTTATAACAAATGTCATTTTCAGTAAGTTCATTAACAAACTATACTAAAGAGAACGAAGCATTATTAGTTTCTTCTTCAGTATTAGGTGCAAAAACTGCAGCTTTAATTAAGAGTGCAGGTAACGTTATGGTTGGTGTTAAATCAGCAGAAACCATTAACATTATGGATACAGATGCTTTCTTCCAAGCAGGTGGTACTTGCGGTTGGAACGCATCAGGTACAACTTCTTTCACACAAAGAACTGTAACAGTAGGTAAAATCAAAGTACAAGAGTCTTTATGCCCTAAGGCATTAGAAGCTAAGTATTTACAAAAGGCTTTGCCAACAGGTTCTCAATACGATTCAATTCCATTTGAGCAAGATTATTCTGATAGAAAAGCAAAAACTATTGCTTCTCAATTAGAGACTGCTATTTGGCAAGGTGATACTGCTTCTGCTAACGGTAACTTAAACAAGTTTGATGGTTTAATCAAATTGATTGGTGCTGCTTCAGGAGTTGTAGATGCTAACGTTTCAGGTTATGTTTCAGGTGCTCCATTAACTTCTATCACTTCTGCAAACGTAATTGCATTATTTGATGGTGTTTATAAAGCAATCCCTGCTAAAGTAGTATCTGCTGATGATATGACTATCTTCTGTGGTGTTGATACTTTCAGAACTTACACTATTGCATTGAAGAACGCAAATATGTTCAACTATGCATTTGATGGTAAAGCTGATAGCGAATTCGTATTGCCGGGGACTTCTATCAAAGTGGTAGCAGTAAATGGTTTGAACGGAACAAATGATGTTTACGCAATGCGTTTAAGCAACTTGTTCTTAGGTACAGACTTATTGAATGAAGAAGAAAAATTTGAAATCTTCTTTGCTAAAGAAGCTGATGAAGTACGTTTTGCAGCAGAATTCAAAATGGGTGTGAACATTGCATTCCCTGATGAAATTGTAAAAGTAGCTATCTAATTATAAAGGGGGTTTGAAATATAACCCCCATTTTTAAAAATATAAAATAAACAAAAATGGCGTGTGCATTAACACAGGGATATACCCTTGATTGTCGTGATTCCTTAGGTGGAATTACTGAAGTTTATTTTATTGCAAGTTCGGATATAACTTCTACTACTGAAGCTAGTGGTGTAATTACTGCATTAGTAAAGAATACAGGTAAGAAGTTTTACAAATATGAATTAACAAAAGGTACTTCAATGTTTACTGAAAACGTAGCATCAAACGTACAAAATGGTACTTTATATTTCACTCCTGAATTAACAATAATCTTAAACAAGTTACAAGCTAATACTAGAAACGAAATCTTATTATTAGCACAAAATAGACTTGTTGCAGTTGCTAAAGATAACAATGGTAAATATTGGTATCTAGGCAAAACAAGAGCATTAGATTTAACAGGTGGTAGTGCTGCAAGTGGTACTGCTGAAGGTGATAGAAGTGGTTATACATTAACCTTTACAGGTGCAGAACCTGCTTTAGCACCTGAAGTAAATTCTACAGTTGCTGCTGCTTTGACTACTGCAGGATAATAAGTTTGTAGATTTTTCATAGTTAGTTCCCCTGCCTAGTTTTCTAGGTGGGGGTTTTTTATATGTCAAAAAGTAAAGTTATTGACTTACTTTATTACGACATAAGTCAAATAATAGCTTTACTTACTTGTTTTGTAAATATTTATATAATTGCTATTTATAATTGATGATACATTTAACTAAAGGACAAACTAATACTATTATTTTGACATTAACTGAAAAGCAGTTATTGATTAACCCTAACTATTTATTTGTCTTTACAAATAGAAGTAGCAATAATATTATCAAATTCGTAGTTTTAAACGCATCTGATTTAAGTTTATATAAGGATAGATACAATGAATTTAGCATTGTTACTAATACTAACTTTAGTTCTGCATTAGAAGGGCAATATACCTATGAAGTGTACGAACAAGCAAGTAGTTCAAACACAAATATAACAGGCTTAAATAAGCTAGAAACAGGCATTATGTGGCTTTCAGGTTCTACTATGACTTATAACCAATATACAACAACTGACACTTATACAATTAGACAATGATAGATTTAAGAGTATTAACATTCGCTGAAGCTAGGCAGCCTGAATTCAAAGAGAAGAAAGGCATAGATGGCGGATATATTAAATATGGGGAAAACAATGATTATCCTGAATACATAGTAGACTTATATAATAAGTCTTCTAAGCATAGTGCAATCATTAAAAGCAAGGTGCATTATATTACAGGTAATGGCTGGTCAGGTCAGCCTGATGCACAAGCATTTATTGACAAAGCTAATAGAGTTGAATCATTAAACGATTTAACTAGAAAGGTATCATTAGATGTTGAAATATTTGGTGGTGCTTATTTAGAAGTTATTTGGGATATGGCAGGTAATCTTGCTGAATTATGGCATTGTGATTATACTAAAATAAGGACTAACAAAGACAATACACAATATTGGTATAAAGAAGATTGGAAAGATAATAAGGTTAAGCCTGATGTTATAGCTGCATTTAATCCTAAGCAGCCAACAGGAAAACAAATTCTGTACATAAAAGAGTACAGACCTAATATTGGTATCTATGGATTGCCTAGTTATTTTGCTGCATTAAATTATATTGAATCGGATATTGAAGTTTCTAAGCATATTTTAGGAAATGCACAGACAGGGTTTTCTGCTAGTAAACTTATTACTTTGCCAAATGGTGAACCTAATGATGAAGAAAAACGCAATGTAGATAATAGATTAAGAAAAACATATAGCGGTGCAGATGGTAAAAAATATATGATTGCATTTGTTAATGACATATCTAGGAAGCCTGTCGTAGATGATTTAGGCACAAGTGATTTAACAAAAGAAGATTTTAGCAGAGTAGATGAATTAATTCAGACTAATATATTTAGTGGGCATCAGGTTACTACCCCATCAATTATGGGTATTGCTGAAGCAGGTAAGCTAGGCAGTAGAACTGAAATGCGTGATGGCTATGAAATATTTAAAAACACTTATGTAAATGCAAAACAAATGCATTTAGAAAGTGTATTCAATATGTTAGCTAAATTAAAAGGTGTTGAAAGTGAAATAAAGATTATACCTACAGAACCTATTGGAATAGAATTTAGCGAACAAACTATTGTTTCAGTAGCACCAAAAGAATGGGTATTAGAAAAGATTGGTATTGATTCTACTAAATATACACCTGCAGAAGTTACTGCACCTGCTGAAGCGTTATCGGTTAATGAGCATATCAAAGGCTTAAAAGGTCGTGAGTGGCAAAATATGCAGCGTATTATTCGTGAGTTTAACAAAGGAAAAATTAATAGGGAACAAGCTGCTGCAATGCTTAAAACAGGATATGCATTAAGTGATGAAGAAGTTAATACATGGTTAGGTTCAGATGAAATGGATGCTGAATTTGCAGCACAAGATTTTAGTGTGTTCTATGAATTCGGTGAAAATAAAGAAGGTTATAATATCTGGAAATCTAAAAAGCGTTTTAGTGATGAAGCAGATTTTCATATGTTTGCTGATGTTACACAATTAGAATCAGATATACTTGACCA